TATAAAAGAGCAGAGCAAGTTAAAGAAACTATGATAACTATGGAGAAAATTAGAAATGTTTAAAACACTTATAGATAATATTAAAAGAGAAGTATATAATATATACATTGATCTTAAAGATATATTATATAGTGATCGTACCACTATAATAATGTCATTGATAGCTTTTCTTTTAGGAATTATAGTATCTGAAACTTATGGAAGTATAATGGGAGTATAGACCATGATAATTAAAGTGCGCCAAGAAAATAAACTTAGAGGTGACAGCATGAATAACTCTGATATTTTAGATCAAGTATCATTATACAATGACAGCGAAGAGGTTGCTGCGGGTGTAGGTAAGCACGATACCTACTGGGGCGATGAAGGGGAGCTTCACATACTAGGACTATGGAAGGTTGCCCTTGAGCTTGCAAAAGAAGTTAAGATGCTAAGAGATGAGCTTGCTGAGCATGGGAGATGGGAATGAGTGACATGCAGGCTAGACTAATCAACAGTATGGGAGGTGATCTTACTGTAGTTAATGCAGCGAGGGTTAGCTTCAACAGCCACAGCAAGGAGTTAAATAGAAAGGATGAGCGATTGATTTCTTTTCTAGCTAAGCATGGACACTGGTCGCCCTTTGCTCATGTCATCCTACAGTTTAGAATGAAGGCACCTATCTTCTGTGCTCGACAGTTGGTTAAGCATCAGGTGGGCTTAACGTGGAATGAAATCAGTAGGCGATATGTCGATACAGATATTGAATTCTATGAGCCAAAGATCTGGCGGAAGGCTGCTGATAATGTGAAGCAGGGTAGCAGTGACGAATCAAGCGGTTGGGAACGTTGGGGTTCGAGGATAGAAAAAAGTATGAACTCCACACAGTTGGCCTTAGCTGAGTACGAAGACGCTATAGCTTCGGGTGTCTGTATGGAGCAAGCTCGTATGCTTCTGCCACAGTCGATGATGACAGAGTGGTACTGGACAGGTAGCCTTGTAGCCTTCGCCCGTATTGTTAAGCAAAGGACACATAGTACGGCCCAGCTTGAAACACAAGAGGTTGCCTTGTTAATTAAGAAAGCTTTAGATGAGAAAGAAACAATCACACATTCTTGGAGAGCGTTATGTCTATAAGCAATAATATTTTTATACATGATACCAAAACAATAAAGATTCTTAAGTGTGTTGAAGGAGTAGATGGTTCTAATCATAATAGCTGGGACATTACTATCACTGATAAAGATGGTGAGACTCTGAAGGTGTTTTGTTTTGGAGATGACTTTAAACTTATACAGGACAACACAGTAGATGAGTAAGATCATAGAAGATGTGATAGAAAAGATACAGCTTACTGATAAGATACGAATACTTGAAGCAAGGTTAAGTGTCTTACAGCAATCAGCAGTTAGAGATGAGCCTGCACTATGGGGTAAGTTTTTTAAGGAAGATCCTTTAGACAGCTTCCCTGTTGTAAAAAGAAACTAAGTCTGTTATAATATAGGCTGGTCTAAATAAAAGGATGGTGATTTAATGGAAGATCTTATCGAAGACTCTTGGGCTTATGCTTTTGCTATGAGCTTAGGTACAAAACAACCTAACGAAAAGATCAAGGCACGTTTCATAGTCTTTGCAAAAGACAGACTATCTTTGACTGCTACAGGAGATGATGTTATAAATATTATTCCTGATTTTATAAACTATCTAGGAGAGTGGTGATGTATGTTGAAACAACAAAGTCAGAGCTGACTAGGTTTAAGAATACATATGAAGGTGATATGTATAGAGACAAGGTGACTATGCAAGTTACCTTTTTATCAGATGATAAGGTAGCCATATCATTTGGTGAGTTTACTAATGGCTATGAAAAGTTTTTAAAAACTAATTAGGAGAAGTATCTAATGAAAATGATTGATGGTATCCCAGAAGTTATCGAAGGTGTTGCATACTACGCTCATGTCGATGCACCTGTAGCTGACTATAATGAGTCACAGATGCCCGGCACTGGTAAGTTTGGGTGGGAAGTTAATGTAGCTGTAAGTGATGAGGTCTTCTTGAAGTTTAAACAAGCAGGGTTCAATGCTGGACTACATGAAGCAGGCTCACGTAAGTATACCCCTGATCCTGTTATTACTTTCTACAAGTGGGCTTCTAACTATAACGGTACAGAAAACACTGCGCCTATTGTTGTTGATACAGATAAGCAACGAGTGGATTACAAGATTGGTAATGGTTCACGGGTTGCGGTTCAATGGGCAACATTAAACTACGGCAAGATCAAGAAGATCAAACGCCCAAGCATCCACGCCTTGCAGGTTCTTGAACTTGTAGAGCATGGCGATGGCAACACACCTTTCACTGAAGACAGGATGGCATTTTAAATATGAGTAACTTTACATATAAAACAGAAGAAGGTTTGTATGACGTTGAGCTATTGAACGACGAAGCTAAGCTAACTTATAACTATTTGGTTGAGGTTCAGCAAGAGCTTGACTCACTGGCAAAGCGTTCTAATGTACTACTAGCTGCTAAACAAACCTTTATTGCAGCTATGAACAACAACCTAGACGAAGGGGCTTTAGTAACCGAAGAGGATTAAAGACCATGGCATTTGCTAAAACGCATCAACCATGTCCTTTATGTTCCAGCAGTGACGCACTCTCTATCAATATTGATGGGAGTGCGGTTTGCTTTTCCTGCAAGGGATACATAAAGAAACACACAGAAGATAATTCAACCAGAGATAATATGATGATATCTAATACTCAAAGAGCTTTAGAACCAGAGAAGTTTGCAAGTGAAGGACAGTTTGCTGCCTTAACAGACAGACAAATATCATTAGAAACAGCTAAGAAGTATGGCGTTAAAGTAACACACGACAGTGCTGGAGATGTCTTTAAACATATCTATCCCTACTACGGAGAGAATGATGTCATTGCCTACAAGACTAGGTTCGTAGGTAACAAGGACTTTAGATGGCAGGGTATATCAACACAGGCTAAGCTATTCGGAGAGCATCTCTTCAGACAAGGCGGTAAGTTTGTAACCTTAGTCGAAGGAGAGTGTGATGCTATGGCAGCTTATGAGTTGCTCGGATCACAGTGGCCTGTAGTGTCAGTGAAGAACGGTGCTGGTGGTGCAGAGCGGGATGTAAGGGATAACCTAGAGTTCTTAGAAAGCTTTGATCAGGTGGTCATTGCCTTTGATATGGACACTGTAGGTAAGGAAGCAGCGAGGCACGTAGCTAGGCTATTGAAGCCGGGTAAGGCAAAGATATTGACATTCCCTGAAGGTTTCAAGGATGCCAATGATCTATTAAAAGCTAACGGGCATAAGCGTTTTGTACAATGTTGGTGGGATGCAAAGACATACACACCTTCAGGAGTTCTAAGTGTCTCAGAGAACAGAGAGAAGTATAAGAACAGAGAGAAGAAGGTATCTTATCCATTCCCGTGGAAAGGTTTGAACGAGAAGCTGGAAGGTATAAGACAAGGTGAACTCATTACCTTAACAGGTGGTACAGGGCTAGGTAAATCCAGTGTTACACGTGAGCTAGAGCATTGGCTTATTAAAACTACTGACCATAATGTAGGTGTCATCGCCTTAGAAGAAACCTTCAACAGAACAGTTGATGGTATCCTATCTATTGAGGCTAATGCCAAACTACATATCGATAGAATAAGAGATTCATTTACTGAGGATGAGCTAGATAATTTCTTTGATATAATGTATGACAAGGATAACTTCAACCGTGTTTGGATTCATGCACACTTCGGAGCCAATGACATCGAAGCTATCTTTAGTAAGCTACGGTTTATGATTATAGGTTGCGACTGTAAGTGGGTAGTGATTGATCACCTGCATATGCTTGTGTCTACATCAGCTGAAGGTGACGAGAGGCGTACTATTGACGCTATCATGCACCGCTTAAGAACCCTTGTAGAAGAAACAGGGGCTGGTATTATTCTTGTGTCGCACCTTCGTCGAATAGATGGTAACAAAGGACATGAGAATGGCATCGAGACAGGGTTGAATCACTTGCGAGGATCTCAAAGCATCGCCCAGTTATCCGACTGTGTTATTTCACTAGAGAGAAACCAGCAGTCTGATGATCCCATTGAAGCTTCTACTACCCGTGTCCGTGTACTGAAGTCTAGATACACTGGCGATGTTGGTATAGCTACACACTTGAAGTTCGACGATGATACTGGTAGGCTACAGGAGATGGACATGAGTGACATACAGGTATCTAAAGAAGATGACTTAGTATCATTGGGGTTTGAATGAAATGACAAGACTTGTTTTTGATGTCGAGACTGACGGTTTAGATGCTACAAAGATATGGTGTATTGTAGCGCAGGATGTAGATACTAAAACCATCTACACCTATGGGCCTAATCAGTTAGAAGAAGGATGTGATCTGCTTGAGAGTGCAGATGATTTAGTCGGTCATAACATTATAGGTTTTGATATCCCTGTTATTCAACGGCTAATGAATAGACCTGACTTCAGCAAAGATAAAAATATAATAGATACCTTAGTACTGTCTAGGTTGTTTAACCCAACCCGTGATGGTGGTCATGGTCTTTCTCGTTGGGGACAGTTATTAAACTTTCCTAAGATTGCTTTCAAAGAGTTTGATGCTTACAGTAATGAGATGCTTACTTATTGTATACGAGATGTGGAGCTGAACACTGCTGCATATTTTAAACTCAGAGAAGAGAGTCGTGGCTTCTCACTTGAATCAATTAAACTTGAGCAAGACATAGCATTTATCATGAAGACACAGGAAGAGCATGGCTTCTACTTTGATTTTAAAAAGGCAGAGCTTCTTCTTGCTGAGATACGAGAAAGGATGCAGGTAGTAGAGCAAGAGGTCACTAATGTATTTCACCCTAAGATAACCAAACTAAAACTGTTCCCTCGTTATACCAAGTCTAGTAGCATTTCAAAGATTGCAGAAGATTCTGAGGGTAAGGGTGTAAGGTTAACGGAGGAAGAGTACGCCTTGTTCCACGAAAAGAATCATGCTTATCCTTTAAGTATTACAAGGACAACATCGATTGAGCTTAATCTTGGATCGAGGTTACAGATTGGTGAGTACTTACAAGACTTCGGCTGGAAGCCCACTGAGTTTACTGTTAATGATAGACCAGTAGTTAACGAGAAAACACTGAGTCAGATAAAAGGTATACCAGAGGCTGAGCTTATCAAAGAATTCTTTCTGCTTCAAAAGAGAGAAGGTCAGATAAAGTCTTGGCTAAAGTTCCTTGGCGATGACAATAGAGTACACGGGTTTGTTATAGCGAATGGAACTATCACAGGACGTATGTCACATCTAAGTCCCAACATGGCACAGGTTCCTAATGCTGGTTCAAAGTATGGAGAAGAATGTAGATCATGCTGGACTGTACCCAAAGGATATAAATTAGTAGGTATAGATGCCAGTGGCTTAGAGTTAAGGATGCTGGCTCACTACATGGACGACAAGGAGTACACAAATGAAATCATTAACGGCGACATACATACCACTAATCAAAAACTTGCAGGACTTGAATCAAGAAATCAGGCTAAGACTTTCATCTATGCACTCTTATACGGAGCAGGAGATGCTAAGCTTGGAAGCGTGGCTGGAGGAGGTGCAAAAACTGGAGCAGACCTTAGAAAATCATTCTTTGATAATCTCCCATCATTTGCACATCTTAAAGATAAAGTTAGCAGAGCAGCATCAAAAGGTCATTTAAAAAGTTTAGATGGTCGTAAGATTTATATCCGTAGTGAACACGCAGCACTTAACTCTTTGCTACAGGGAGCAGGTGCCATCACTATGAAGAAAGCATTGGTTATCTTAGCTGATAAGATTAAAGATATAGATGCTCACTTCGTAGCTAATGTACATGATGAGTGGCAGATCGAGGTTATAGCTGAACATGCTGAGCTAGTAGGTAAGCTAGGTGTAGAGGCTATCATCGAAGCTGGTAAAGTTCTTAAACTTAATTGCCCACTTGATGGGGAATACAAAGTAGGAGATAACTGGAGTGAAACACACTAACGTGAAAGAGATTAACCCTAAGACAGGTAAGCCTTATTACTATAAAGATAACCCGGCTGCTGTAAAGCTACGTGATTCTAAGAGGATGTACTTGAATGGCAAGGAAGTTTCTAAGAGTCATACCCTACATAAATCAGGGCGCTATAAATCATTTCAAGAAGCTGCCTTCTCATCTCTTCCTAAGTACACACTAACGAAGGAAGGTTATGTTTACATCTTATCTAACCCAGCATGGGAAGGGTGGTACAAGGTAGGTATGGCTGCTGACATTAACGATAGAGTAAATAGCTACCAGACATCAAGTCCACTACGCGACTACTATCTAGAGCATTACATTGTCACATCCGACAGGCGAGCAGCAGAGAAAAAGATACACGATAAACTTATAAAAATATCTAAAGGTGTAGCGGGTGAGTGGTTTGACGTGTTACTATCAGAAGCAATTAATGTTTTAACTAAACACACAGACGAGATACAAGATGACGACGAAGAAGAAAATAAACAACTCAAGCTTGAGCTTAGATACTCTAGTAACTGACATATATAAATCATTATCAAACTTATCAAAGGGTAAGGCTCTTAAGATAGCTGATAAAGATATAGAAGATTTCGGAGAGAGTGTAAAGAAGGCTGTTAAAAGCTGGGCATCTCCGCACAAGCAGTCAACTGGTTTAAGAATGTCTAACATAGGACACCCGGCAAGGAAGCTGTGGTATGAGTCTAGAGTATCGTTAGCAGATAAATCAAAGCACATACCAAATGAAGCTACACAGATTAAGTTTCTGTATGGACATCTGCTAGAAGAGTTGTTAGTCTTATTCATTAAGATGTCAGGACATGCGATAACTGATCAACAGAAAGAAGTAACTGTTAACGGTATCGTTGGTCACATGGACTGTAAGATAGATGGTGAGGTTGTAGATATTAAAACAGCATCTAACTTTGCATTTAAAAAGTTCAGTACTGGCTCGTTAGTTGACGATGACCCTTTCGGATATATCGCACAGTTAGCAGCTTATGAAACTGCTGAAGGTACAGAGGATGGTGGTTTCTTAGCAATCAATAAAGAGTCAGGTGAGCTGGCTTTATTCAGACCGGGGCCTTTCTCAAAGCCTAACATTAGTAAGCACATAGATAACCTTAGAGTATCAATAAAAAAAGAAACACCTCCTGATAGATGCTATGAAGATATAGCTGATGGCGTTAAAGGCAACAAGCGATTAGCTTCAGGCTGTACCTATTGTTCTTTTAAAAACAAATGCTGGGCAGATGCTAACAACGGTAAAGGCTTAAGAGCTTTTAAATATTCTACAGGTTTAAAATATTTTACAAGGGTAATTGCTACACCTAAAGTTGAGGAAATTTATATATGAATGGTCGTGTCGCTAAAAGAATTCACAATCAATCAAAAGCTATTGCAACAGAGTGGCTGAAGTCTATGCTCTCTGATACAGAAGCTGCTAAGGTTACTGTTAATAATCTACCTAAGACTAACGCTTACTCTTATTTAAACGGTACAGCTTACTCAATGCCTTATTCTTTGAAAGGTTCTTCGCGTATTATAAAGATGATTATTAAACGCAACCCACTTACACTCATTGAAAATATAACTGCTGCTACAATTTCAGAGTATATAAGAGCTACTAAAAGATCATGATAGTAGAAAACCAACCAGAAGATATGATACTTATGCTTGCTAATTTCTTTGTAGTTGAGAAATCTACAATGAGAGAAGTACCCATTGAGATTGTACAACAGCTACTCGTACTGTTAGAATTAGAACTCATTAAACGGAAAGGCGCTATTCACTAATGAGCAGAAAACCTAGAAAAGTTAGACCAGTAGATCCTGATAAACCCAGTGACTACGATTCAAAATGGGAAAAAACCCTACATAATACTATCTTAAAGGATTGGATACACCACGATGACACTGTTCCTTACACAGTAAATCACGTATACCACCCTGATTTTGTACGTGTGATAAAACGTAAGAAGATTTTATTAGAATCTAAGGGACGCTTCTGGGACTATGCTGAGTTTAGTAAGTACATATGGATTAGAAAAGCTTTGCCTGATGACATAGAGTTAGTGTTCTTATTTGCAAACTCATCAGCCCCTATGCCACAGGCTAAGCGTAGGAAAGATGGTACAAAACGTAGCCACGGTGAATGGGCTACAGATAATAACTTTAGATGGTATACCGAAGAAACATTACCTGACTCATGGAGAAGCGAGTATGAAGAAGAACAGGCTGAATGACATCGTACCTGAACAATGGGACTCAGCGTGGAAGGCTAGTTACAAAAGTAATTTAATAGATAACACCGTAGAAGATTTAATAACTTACGATGTTGTTGCTAAGCCTAAGCATTACAATTCTGGGGAAGTAGAATGTATTGTTGCTATGCAATCTATGTTAACTCCAGAAGAGTTCAGAGGTTATCTACGTGGCAACTCTTTTAAATATAGATGGCGTTACCCTAATAAAAATGGTATAGAGGATATTTCAAAAGCTGAATGGTACGAGAAAAAACTAAGAAAGGTTTTAGAGAGCGATGGACAATAACTATTTAGATACTAAAGCAGAACGTCGCAGTAGATATAACAAAAAAGTTAAGTCTAAAGGCGTTAAGAAAGAAAGGAATATTAAAAAGGCTTTAGAAAAAGAACTGCGAAAGTTAGAATCTGAAGAGGCTTTGAAATGAAAATCTTGTATAAGCTGCTTAGCTATCTTAATGGTATTGTGCTAGGAATAGCTGCATTAATAGCAGCACCTATGCTTATAGTCATGTTTTTAAATGTTGTGATTTTTAGATACTTGAGAGATAAACCTATGGATAAAGAAGAGTTTAAAAATTACTGCTGGACTATGTACGTTCTTAACTGTACAGAGAGATCAGAAGAAGGGGAAGGGCTAATTACTTTTCTAGAGTACAGAGAAAAGAATGAAGACTTTCTTAAAGCTAAATATGAGAGGATTTTAAAAAATGAATTTCAATGAATATCAAGATAAGGCAGAAACATTTGCAAGTTATGATAATGTTTTCTACCCCTATGCAAGTCTTATGATAGAAACATCAGAGCTTGTTGATATCTTTGTAAAGCCTTTACTACGTGGCGATGTTAAAACTATTGTAAGAGAAGATGTTATTGCTGAAGCAGGTGATGTACTATGGAATCTTGCAGTGCTTTTAAAGAAAAACAGTATTGAACTAGAAGAAGTTGCAATATATAATATAGAAAAATTAACAGGTCGCCTTGAGAGAGGCACCATCAGAGGTGACGGAGACAAACGATAATGGATAACTACAGTAAATTTATAGCAGCGAGTCGTTATGCTCGTTGGCAAGATGATAAGAGTAGGCGTGAGACATGGGAAGAAACAGCCCAGCGTTATGTAGCCTATTGGGGCAACAAGATTGGTAACGAAGAAAAGCAGAAGATCACAGACGCTATTGTTAATCTAGAAGTTATGCCTTCTATGCGTTGTGTTATGACAGCAGGGCCAGCATTAGACAGGGACAACGTAGCAGGTTTCAACTGCTCCTACCTGCCTATTGATCACCCTAAAGCATTCGATGAGCTTATGTACATCCTTATGTGTGGTACAGGTGTAGGGTTCTCCGTAGAGCGTCAGTATATTGCTAAGCTTCCTGAGATTGCAGAGAAGCTTCATGCTACTGATACTACTATTGATGTAGCAGACAGTAAGATTGGCTGGGCTAAGGCTATGCGTCAGCTTATTGCTATGCTCTATGCTGGCGAAGTTCCAAGCTGGGATGTTACTAAGGTCAGAGCAGCAGGAGAACGTCTTAAGACCTTTGGCGGTCGTGCAAGTGGCCCACAGCCTTTAGTAGATCTGTTTCAATATACTGTTGAGATCTTTAAAAGAGCAGCAGGTCGTAAGCTTAATAGCCTTGAGTGCCATGACCTGTGTTGTAAGATTGCAGAGGTTATTGTTGTAGGTGGTGTAAGGCGTAGTGCTTTGATCAGCTTGTCTAACCCTTCTGATGGTCGCTTACGTAACGCTAAGAGTGGTCAGTGGTGGGAAGAACAAGGTCAAAGAGCCTTAGCTAATAACAGTGCTTGTTATACTGAGAAGCCTGAATTTAATTTCTTCATGGATGAGATGAAAGCTTTGTACGATTCTAAGTCTGGTGAGCGTGGAGTCTTTAGCCGGGTAGCAGCACAGAAGATTGCAGCTCGTAATGGTCGCCGTGAAGCTGACTATGACTTTGGTACTAACCCCTGTAGTGAAATCATTCTCAGACCTAATCAGTTCTGTAATCTTTCAGAAGTAGTTGTACGTGCAGATGATACCTTAGATAGTTTAAAAGAGAAGGTACGCATTGCAGCTATTCTAGGAACTTTACAAGCTACACTGACTGACTTCCGTTATCTTCGTGCTATTTGGAAGAAGAATACTGAGGAAGAAGCCCTGCTAGGTGTTAGTCTCACTGGTATTATGGATGCTAAGATTACTAACTCAGGTAAAGATCTTGATGTGGTGCTTAGTACTCTACGTGAAGTAGCTGTTGAGACAAACAAGAAGTGGGCTAAACGATTAGGTATTAACCAAGCTGCTGCTATTACTTGTGTTAAACCCTCCGGTACTGTTTCACAGCTTGTTAACAGTGCTAGTGGTATTCATCCTCGTTTCAGTCCTTATTATATTAGGACAGTACGTGCAGATTCTAAAGACCCTATGGCTCAGTACATGCTACAGGCTGGTTTCCCTTGTGAAGTAGACTCTACTAAGGTAACTCGTAAGCCTTCTGTAGACGGCGATAGGAGCCATCTAAAGCCTACTGAACAAGACCTATATCATGGTACTACTCTTGTCTTTAGCTTCCCTGTAAAGTCCCCTAAAGGCGCTATATACACTACAGACATGGGTGCCTTAGAACAACTAAAGCTTTGGAAGATTTACCAAGACAGCTGGTGTGAACATAAACCTTCTATCACAGTTTATTATAAAGACGATGAGTTCTTTGATATTTGTAGCTGGATGTGGAAGAACTTTGATATGATGAGTGGCATCAGTCTGCTACCATATAGTGATCATACTTATGACCAAGCTCCTTATACTGAATGTACTGAAGCTAAATATTCTGAGGTATTAAAGACTATGCCTGAGTTTGATTGGGAAGCTTTATCAGCTTTCGAGTTTGAGGACATGACTACAGGCAGCCAAGAGCTTGCTTGTGTTGGCGGTATGTGTGAAATCTGAAGCTAATCTAGCATCATTTAGAATACTAATTGATTCGAGAGGTAACCTAGTAACAGAAATTTCTGGGTTGCCTTACGATGAAATAAGTAGTATATTCAAGGACGAAGATGCGTTTCTCATCAGGAAGATTGTAAGAGAGAGTCGCATCAAATTTACTAAACTCCATAACTATCTTGAAAACGAACTGGCGGCCTTACAATGATAACAGAAGATATATACGTAACTCAGAATATAGAACTACCTATTGTTACTGTGTTAAGATTAAACGTAGACGCAATAGGGTATCTATCAAATGCACAAGCAGAGAAAGCTACTCTACCTACAATTCTAAAATTAATGGAGAATCATTCTTCATATATAATAGAATTGTCGGAGAAGATTAGTAAGTCACAACGTGTAGATTTAAAAGCAGTTAAGTAATAAGGACTGCCCCATAAAGCGAGATAGCTTGGGACTCGCATTACCACTTCTCCCTGTCAGCCCAGTAAGCTGCTGACATCTTACCCTTCTTAATATTCTCACCGTGACGAGCTTTAAAAGATGCTCTCTTCTTCTTCATCGCCTCAGACTCACCTGCTTTAGGTTTACCTGCTGTTGATGCGCCTTGTTCTCCGAAGCGTATGGTCTTGACCTTATCGCCTTCCTTAGCTACAACTACGTGGCTCTTCTTAGGGTGGTCTGGAGTTCTCTTAGGTTTGTTAAAACCACTCACACCTGCCCTATCAAGTCTGGGATCTTTCTTCATTATTTATCATCTCCTCGTTTGTTCCATAGTTCAAATATAACACGCACTTTTTCTTTCAGTGTCTCTATATCGTTGTGCATTTTAGCAAGTACAATGACCAGTGTTACAAACCCTACAGCCACAGGCCAAGCAGTGTTAATAAACTCCAAAGCTGTCATTCTATTTCCTTGTCTTTTCAAATGTCCTAAGCCCACCAAGACCAAGCATCCCTAGTAGTACAGGCATCATTGTATCTAAAGGTATCAAAGGTACTGTGATAGGAATCTCCATTGATAGAGTTATTATAAAGTTTGCAAAAGGTATAACAAGAAAGTTACCTGCCATACCCAATACGCATACCCACCCCATAGCAGGACGCCAGCCAGATGTAAACAAAGAAGGACTAGCAGCCTCAATCTTATTCACTGCTATCTGAGCCAATGCACTTTCCTGCGCATATTTCTGTGACATTGTTGCAATTTCATGCGCCAAAGCACTCTTCTGATCCTTATCCTCAATGAACTTATCTAATAAGCCTGTTACTGGCCCTATGAGAGAGTCTAAGAGAGCCATATTAGTAGCTCCATACCCAAGGGCGTGTATGATTATCAGTCTTATCAAGATCATCTAGGTGTATGAAGCGACTAGATCCTTTTTGATTAACACCTATACCACCTATACCCATGCTAAAAGCTTTCTTAAGAAGCTTGTGAGCCTGTTCCCCTCTGACAGCAATATCTATTGCCCTGCCTGATGAGTGAGCGCCCGGCCCTGCTGTTTTCTTAGCTTCAATAGGATGATCTTTACAGCGATAAGCGGAGGTAACAACAAAAGGAAAGCCCAAAGCTTCACGTAAAAACTCTATCTTAGACATGAAGTCTTTGTTCATGCCCTCTTCGCCACAGTGTTGACAGGCTAGTTCTTCGGCAGTAAAATACTTATACATTATTAGTCTTCCTCTTTAATGATTTTAAAACTAAACCACCCTCGTTATTCTTGACCCTTTTAGAAGTAGTGCTTTCCACAACAGAAGCTACTTGCTTTACATCTGCATTTAAAAGTTCATCAGAAACCCGTAACAACTCAGAAAGCGCCGTGTCTTCCTGTGCAGACATGCCTAACATGGTTCTTATTCTTTGAACAAAAGCCGTCCAAGCATTAGTATCACCATATTTAATAGTCTCTAAATACTTCTGCATATCAGGGTTAGTTAAACCCCAAGCTACAATCTCATCTACATTTGCCATAGAGTTATTCATACGCCTGAAAAGCTTAGTTTCATACTCACTTAAACTAGTAGGATCTTTAGCTTTCTTATTAAAATCACCAATCACGTAGTTGAATAAAGAGTATAGATCCTGTACATCTTTATGTAGTTTAGTCCCTTTCTGAGATGCTAAGTTACCTACCCGTATACTAGCCATTGTGGCTGCGTGTACAGATTCATGTAAGATTGTCTGTGGATTCATACCATTAGCTAAAGAATCTCTAGGGGTTATGTCATTTATAAAAACAGATACCTTTTTATCTACACCAGAGAAATTAGCTACACCGGCTGATCCTCCGCGAACTAACGCCGTAGGTGCTGGTTTTTCTAATGCTGTGCTAGAGCCACTCTTAAGTCTTGCTATTTGATAGTCAAAAGAAAAGCCTTCTTTTTCTAAAGCGTTTAATTGATTAGCTACTTTATCGGCTATTATCTTATAGTCTTCTTTACCAGCCTCTAAACCCTTAAAGCCAACGTAACGAGTGACATCCGCTAAAGATTTACCTTCTGTGTTAAGCACTAAATCATCTGCTACCTTTTCAAAGCTTGGAGCAACTGGTTCTACAACAACCTCTTCGGCTGTCTTTTCAACCATAGGAGCCTTCGGTTTTTTACCGAAACCAAAAATAGCAGAAGAACTTGAAGACATCTCAACATCATCTGTATTTTTACTTATTACTACAGAAACACCACTTATACCCTGCTTATTAGGGACAGTCGAAACCTCAAAAGATTTTCCTAATGTGTCTTCAACATACTTTTTAAGCTCGCCTATAGTAAAACCTTTCTGATAAGAGCCAGTAGATGTGGTATAAGCTAAAGGCTCTTCTGTAACTACTTTAGCTTTTTTAGAAGCCATACCTTTTTTAGCCGCACCAGCATCCCATGTCTGTATTAGAGCCTTGCCACCAACTTTTAAAGCTTTACCTATATTCATAATAGCTTCTTTTCTAAGGTCTGGTGGTAGTACGTTAATAACATTAGTACTTATAATTTTGCCATATGTATTTTCAGGTACTTCTGTAGGATTTTTAAATGTAGGTATAAAGCTTTCGTCAGGGAAAGGCTCAAAAGTATCATCTATTTTATTAGTCTGTGCATTTAAACCTTTACCTGCCCCGTAATCCAAAGACCGCCCTGTAGCCCCTAACGAATCCAAATAAGAAGATGCTTTAGTGGCTGTACCTACTGTGTTAGCTCTTTGCGTTGTTCTAGAAGCACTGTTAGCTAGTAGAGCCTCGTCTAGATTATTTAATACATCGTTAGATAGCTTCTTACCTTCTTCAATAAGTTCATCAGTAGTTTTTAAAGGCCCAGTAAGTACAGGGGCAATAACATCGTCATCTAAAGATTTTAAGGCTGTTTTACCTAGCTTAACAACAGCTCCACCTATACCAAATCCCATACGCTTCAAAGGATCTATAACAACACCACCGCCTTTAAAGCCTAGACGCCTCAAAGGATCTTCGTTATCTATAAAAGCATCACCAGCTTGAACATCATAAGGAAGACCTGTCATCTTATCTATACGTTGATCAGGCTCTTTAGGGGCTTGAGGCACGTTTACCACACCACCAGCAGCCCTATTCATTCTTTCGTAGTAGCTAGTTAACTCATTTATAACAGGTAAGTTTTTTAAACGTGTTGGATCTTCAGATACCCTTTTAGTTGCTCTCCATAAATCATCAATTATATTAAGTGCCGGGGCTATATTACTGGTTACAGGCCTATAATCAGGTGTTGAAAGAGTATTAACTATTTTATCTACTTGCCACGGTAAGAAGTTACCTGATATCGCCAAACCACGCTGAATACCTTTAACGCTAACAGGCTCTAAGTTGTCCGGGTTATACTCATCGTAGTTAGGCTTTGACCACTCTTTAAGCCATCCTACACCTGCGTAGACAACAGCACCAGTTAACATTCTAACAGCCTGCTTTGCATCACCGTCTTCTAAACGCTCTATTAAGTAATTACTTTGTGCTGATTTCGCCTGCGCCCAAGACAGGAACTGACCAGTAGCTTTAACAAAAGGATCGTTAGACTGTGTAAAAAGTAATCGATTACCTACTATAGGTACAATAGCATCTCTATCAGCACTTCTACGTCCCGCCATGTCTAAAAAGACATTAGCGTTTTCATCAGAAAAAGCTTCTTCTGCATTTTTAAATTTTGAAATAACCGACAACTGATCTTTATCTATACCAAGACCGTTCATTTCTGTTTGAAGGCTTTTAGATATTCTACCTTTAGACTTTTCAATTTTCTTGGCTATATCAAAAGTTCTATAAATACCTGCATCATATGCGAATGTTCGAGCAGCTTTAGTAAGTGTAGATAGCAATACCGCTTGGAAAAATCTTTTGTTTATAGTAGCTAGGTTGTTGTGTATAGTACTGAGTGGATCAGCTCCTTGTGTCTGTACAGCCTGTAATTCTCTTTCCCAAGATTTGTCGTACTGAAAACCTGCTCTAGAGGCAAAACTCTTTACGCCGGGAACAATAGATTTAGAAGATTTAATAGCACTGAATACACCACTATTTTGTATTGGCTGTATTAAATCACCAAGAGATGATACTACTACTCTGGGCAAGTAGGTAACATTAGCTAACGTGGTGAATGTAGCCCCTATTACAGAACCTAACTTACCGTACTTATCCGCTGAGCCATGTACACCCCAGAAAGCGTTTAAAGAGCTTTTAAGTTGATCCTCATATTTCTTTTTAAAAGCAATCTCTGCACCCGTCTTACCCTTACCCCCAAGAGTCTTTTCAATATCAGAAAAAGCCCTAGTAATAAGCTCACCCTTAGCCCCAAAAACATTAGCAAAGTTCCTTACCTTAATACTTTTATCAGCATACTTAGCTGATATTTCAATAGGGTCTAGAGTCAACCAGCCTTTTTGAGCCATGAAGCTAGTAGCTTCTACATCAGTGATTACCCGCTTCCTTTCAAAATGATCGGTAAGAGGAATAAAAGAACCATCTTTGTTAAATACTCCTCTATGAACTATACTGTCTTCGTCAGCTTTTGTCTTTATACCTCGTATCTTATTAACAAAATCTATAGCTTTTTCTTCGAGAGCTTTTGGGCTTGTCATTGTTTCTAACACACCAGCCGCTACCCTATTTTGATCTTGTATAGTAAAAGCCTGAATAGCATCCTCCTGAAACTTGTCAATACCTCCTTTCATAATATTTTTAAAGTTCCAAAGCTGTGCCATACCGTAGTTATCAATGTCACTAAAATTAATACCGGCATCCCGCATACTTTGCTTAAGTATATTTTGTTCTGCTGTAATAGCAGGGGCTATCCTACGTACTTCATCAATGTCTTCAGCTGTTAATCCCTTCTTCAAGCCGTTATTTATACCTTTATAACCTACAGTTAAAGAGTCGGCTGATACCCAACCTCGCGTTACAGCAGTAACTACTTCTTTAACAGATTTGTTGTTATACGAATCACCAAAAACATTAACAACTTTATTCATGTATTTAGAAACATCAGAAGCGTATGTGGTTTCTACGGCATTAGTAGCGGCTCCCGGTTTTTGTAATAATAAATTACCTATAATCTTTGCCCAGCCTCCATAAGCATCTAGCTTAGTGGCTGTTGTACCAGCAGATAATATTTTTGTAGTCGCCAGCAAAGAATTGCGACCAGTTTCAGCCACTGTCATTTTAACATTTTCTAAATCAAAGCCAGTTATTTTTAATTTATTTAATCTTTTAGATAGTACTCCAGCACCTACCCCCAGACCGACTAGAGTTGCCAGCATAGCATCATCGTCGTCATCACCTAATGTAGCTCCTGTTGCAAAACCACCAACACCGCCGATAAGCGGTCTAGTAGCCTCCGAAATTAAACCAGCTAATATGTTATCAGTAAGTTTACCTTTGGCTGCTAAATCCTCTGCGATATCAACTGCCATATCTGCTGAAGCAGTGGCTTTATCTATATGATTACTATATAATTTAGTAGTAGCCTCTTCTATTTTATCTTCTAAAGCTTTAATTTGAATTTTAATATCATTTTTATAAGAAGGAGTTGGTCTTTTAGGTGCTTCTCTAAGTATTTTTAATCTCGCAGCTAAAGTATCAGCCTCAGTTAACAGTTTTTCTTCCGAACTCTTTGCCAATTTACTTGTAGGATCTGTTAATATTTCTAGTTTTTTATACTCTTCTTTTTGTAAAGAAGAAATTATTTTTTTACGATCAGCTGCCTTAAGTAATGCCCGCATATCAGTAAGTATAGCTTTCATCTGATTTATAGGTTCAGCTCTTAAAGTAAGATTTGTACCTGTAGCCGAAACCTCTGGTATAAGTTTAATTATATCACTGTGAGTGAAGAGATTTTGTGCCGACTCTGCAATAGTCACAACTTCTGACTCTGTTAAAATAGTAGGTGTTATTTCATCACTTACTACAGGTACTCTAGCAATAGCTTCTGTATCTTCAGCAATTTCTGCTAAAGAGTCAGCTCCTTTTTTACCATAGATAGCTGCTGATGCTAAACCACCAAGACCCCCTAATACAGTACTAGCACCTAAATTAACAAGATTAACTTCACCATGAATAAGCTTATCGCGAGTAGCAGAATCTACAGCTGCAATAGAGGCGTTTATAGCTACAGAAGAAACCTTCCCCGCTTTAGCAATTTTTATCCACGGTACAAGTATAGTAGCAGGGTCTACTAAAGCAACACCTAATCTACCACCCAACATTGTCATTGATTCTTCTTCTTCAGTTAGATACTTATACTCAGGAAACTCTTTAGCTATGCCTGTCTGCCTTTCGTATTCTCCCACTTTTAACGCATCAGCAAAAGAAGCATCATAGGTATACGAATCAACTAAAGCTTGTCCATACCTAAGAGCATTACCAATTAAAGTAGTTTCTTGAGCAATACCATATGCAATCTGTCTATCTGTGGGAGTTTCTTCAACAGCCACAGCTTTTGCTACAGCAACAGATTCAGCAGCATCAGCATATAGTTTATCTAAAAAACTTCTAGTATCGAATTCTTTCTCTTTAGTCTCTATAGGCTCAATAGTAAGCGGAACATCTTCTGGAGTTTTCAAAGGATCTTCTGTAAGAGCGTTAATATTTTCCATATTAAGTATTACCCTGTTTTAATCTGTTAAGATAAGATTCTGTCATAAGTTTTAAATCATCCTCACTCATTATTTTAGATCGCTGTAAATCAATCATAAAATCTTCAGTTTTTCCTCTGCCTAAAGAAAGCATAAATTTAACTTTATCTTCAATAGAACCAGCAGGATTAAATTGCGGATATCCACGTAAACTTAAACCTTTTGGCACGTAGTTATATCTTTCACGTAGTAATTCAATTACATCAGGATCATATTGTGACGTTTTAATTAAATCACTAAGTACATCTTCGGTTACTTTTGTTTTTGTTTTATCTAAATACTCTTTAACTTTATCAACGTCTGGAGCATCAGTACCTGCTAAAGCCATAGTAATTTCTTCATTAACAGGCTCAGCTTTTCTATCTTTTGTGTCTACCGTAAGTGGAGTTTCTTTCGGTTCTACAGGCAGCTCTAGCAAGGAACGCTCCCGCTCTCTAGGCTCAGGCTCGATTGTAGTTTCTACACCTCTAGGTCTTATGTTTTCTAAAAGCTGCTGCTGCCCTGCTCTGTCTGTAGTTGCTGTCATTGACGGAGGCGTACCTGTAACTTTTGCTAGTTTTTTATTTTGACTTGAAAATTCAGATGGCGTCTGTCCTAGTGAAAGACTGCTAACTCCCGGTAATAAATCTTTTAAAGTGCTTAGAACCTGTGGTATTGCAGCAGCTCCTACCTCTCTTCCAACAGTGGATGCAGGTTCAGACGGCATTTCGTTAATCCCTGATTTCCACTTTCTTGCCATTAATAACAACGTATCATCATCAGGTATAGCAACCTTATTATCTTGTCTCATCGTAGCCACTACTTTAGGAAAAAAGGCGTCTGGGTCTTCAAGATATTTTTCTTTTAAAATATCTTCTACTGATGAAAAAGGTAACAGTTCAGTCGTAGTAGAAGGCGGTGTAGTTGCTGGCTGACCTTGCTTAGAAGCATCAAATGCCTCTTTGTCAAACTTTAAAAATCCTGTAAATTTATTTGTAGTAACATCAGAGCTAAAAAGGTTAGTTTCTGTCTCTGCTTTTGTTTCTAATGAGTTTTGAATAATGAACACAGTTCTTTTTTCTACCATTTCTATCTGAGCTTCTCTAGAGGTGTTTGCTACATAGGCCTCTCTTTCCTGCGGAGTTAACCTTTCATATTCATTAAAAACACTATCAGCTGCCATTCTGGTTGCCGCCCTATTTATTAAGTCCCATTGAGCTTCAGCCTCTTTATATGCAGGTAGTTTTAATATTCTAGAAGACACTTCTTCTATGCTATCAATTTGCGTTGATGCAGTAGAGTTATAAACATCCACTATAAATTTCTTTTTAGTAGCGGCCATTTCAGAATTAGTTGCAGCTAGTTTATCTTGTATGTTTTTAATATCATCGCCTGACATAACAGCATTAATGCCATATTTATCTTGCATTTTATTGCGAACTTCTCTATAGGTAGGTGTAGTACCATTTTTAATTAAGCTATTAAAAGTTATATTGAAATTATTACTGTATTTACCAGCCGCAACATCTTCAGATAGTGACTCATTATCTAAGAAGTCAAAATATTCTGTTCTATTTTTTATATCCTGTTTAAGAGACTTTGTTATTAGCGACTCTTCAAAGGCGCGATTTGATGCGCCTGCTTCAAGAATAGTAGTTAAGGTTTCTACTTCTTCTGTAGTAAAGTCAAGGATCTCACGTGCCTTAAGTAAACTCTCTTCTTTACGAGCTTTAGAAGGGCCGCCAAGCATAGGCTCCCCACGAAACAAAGAAGAACCCATGTTCCATGCTTTAGAAACAATACCCTTAGAATAAGGAGTTACTTTTTCTAAAGTTTCTGTTATTTCTGCTGAAGTACTCATACTAGCAGCAGCCGTAAAAGCGTTATTTAAATTAGTAGCGTATTCGGCGGCTTCTTCATTAACAGTTTTTAAGTGAGCTGCTAAATCTTTTCTATAAGCATTACCAATATCAGTCTTACTATCTCTTATTTCTGCATCAGTAAGACCAGAATACTGAGCTTGGTAAGCCGCAAAAACTTCTCTAGTTTTATCTTCCGTAATTTTTTGAATAGCATACGAATTAGTATCACCGCTGTGTTTGTCTGTGATTTGTTTCTGTATACCGACTAATGATGTTTTGTATTTATTGAGTTTATTTATATCAGATTTAAACGACCTAGCTTGTTCACTATCTAATAGTTTTTTCATTGGATCTCTAAAAGGCGCTGCAATAACATCAGAAACACCAGCAGCAATTTGTTCACCAATAGGCTTTACAAGATAACCAAGAAGCATATTCTGCCTAGCTTTTCTTTCTTGAGTAGCGTAGTAATCTCTTTCTTCTTCTCTACGTCTTTTAAACTCAGCTCCTTGAGCAGACCCTAAAATGGAATAAGCTTGTCCTAATGATGTAGCCATTTATTTTTCTCCTAACAAAGAACGTGGTGGTTCTATATTTTCTATTTTAGCACTTAGCTCAGCTGGAAATTCTTCGTCTTTCTGCGGGTTTTTAATAGAAGAAAGAGAATCATTTAACATCTGCATACCGCCTCCAGCTGGTTCTTGCTCATCTTCATCTTCATCATCGCTGATAACAAATTCAACATCAGCCCTTTCTGCTAAAGAAGCAATCATATATGCTAAAGGCTCAGCTACAATTAACATCATATCAGGGTTTATTAAGCCTTCTGAAAATGATTTGTAAACAAGAACCTTAACAATGTCCATTACAGTAGTACCGTCTTCTAAAGCATCTAACACTTTTATATATATATTCTCTTCTGTTAAAAGCTCAAAAAAGTACTCTAAAGCCTTTGTCCTATTTGTATAAACAGGCGGCCCTTCAAACGGATGAGGAGTATCAGGAGAATTAGTTAAAGAGTGTCCGGGTATGGGCCTTTTAAAAGATGTACCTGCTTTATAGAAAGCTTTGTCTAAATCTGACATTATTTATATTCCTTTATGAAAACTGTTGCATGTAACTATCATAATAATTCTTAGTGTTAACAGCACCACCCCACATCCCGTCAGGAGAAGTACCTATAGTATACTGAGAAGCAAAAGAAGTATAGTCATCTACCTGTGAAGCTTGTATAGTTTGTGAGCTTCTATAAGTACCTGCATTAGATCCCCAAACCGTCCCAGCCTCGTACTCTTCTGCCGGGTCTATTGCCGCCATAACTTTATTCATTGCTAAACTACCCACTACATCTCCGGGTAAAGCCTCTGCTTTAGCTAGAGCATCTCTACCCATGTCTCCACTTGTAACATACTCCTTAGCTCTTCCGGGGAGATCGGTTATGTAGGAACCAGCACGAGATAGCAAGGATTGGGGGGCAGCTACCGGCGTTATTAAATTACTAACTGTAGGAGTTGATAACCCGCCACTAAGACCACCTCCAAACGCTGGAGTGCCTGCATCAAAAGACATACTGCTAGATAACGAACCGGCACCAGTCTCGCTCAGTACCGGAAGATCAGCTACACCAGCACCTGTCCCACCTAATACGGGTAAGTCGCGTACAGCAGCCGTTGCAGCAGAAGAAGCACTACTTGTACCTAAAAACTCAGCACCTTTACCTACAAAAGCATCGAAGTTCTTAACCATTGCATTACTGTATTGACCCCAAGCTTCTCCTACAGACAGGTTAGGCATCACAGTACCTGCGGCTGTCTTCATCCCTAACTTACCACCAATGTACCTACCTGTAGCACCAAAGAACTCAGTGACAGCACCAGTAACAGTTTTAAAACCAGCCTTAACTGTACCAGCAAACTGACTGGCTTTCTGCATAACCCATCCAGCGCCTCTAGCAATAGAACCCATTACACCTTTACCAGCTACACCTGCAAGTTTACTAGCGGCACCTGCCCACATACCCCCTAAAGCACCGAAAGCTGCATTAGCAATACCCGGTAGGATAAAGAACATAGCTACTTGTCCAAGTATACCTGCCTTATTAACAAGCTTGCCAAAGCTTTTAAATGCACCCTTTACCGCCTTACCAATTGCCTTAAATGGCTTTTTAATACCTTTCCAAAGCTTACTAAAAAATCCCATACTTTAAACTCCTATTAAATATTTATACCGATCTCATCTAAAATGTTAAACAAAGCTGTTCGCTGCTGTACTATTTTTACATCTGTGCTAGTCATGAAAGCTTCGTTCTGAAGGGCCGACTGCACTACTGTTATTTTCCTATCAAGATCAGCTTGAGATACATTCAAATCAAAAGCAGCTAAATCGCGCATCTCTTGCCACAGTTGAGCTTGTGAAGCTGCTGTAAGAGCAAAGCTATTCTGTACACTTTGTTGATTAGCTGCATTCTCAGCAGCAGTATCCGCTAAGTTAGCATTTCTTCTCCAAGCAATATTAGCTTGTTCAATAGCTTGTGCATTAGCAGCATTCCACTGATCTCTTTGATAATCAAGATTAGCGTTAAACTGTTCTACTGATGTAGTAATCTGCGCATTAAACTTATCAGCTTCTAGAATATTTGCAGAGTCTAAGGCTGAAAGCTTATTAGCTTCTGAAACATTAAACTGTTCCATTGCATTTGTCTGAGCACTATTAAACTGATCAGCCTGTAGCTTTAGACTAGACATAAACTGCATTGTTTGAGTTTCAGAAGTAGCATTAAACTGTGCTGCTGCATTTGTAGCTGCTTGATCAGATAACAAACGTTGTTGTAACATCTGTTGATCTAACATAATAGCTTGTTGTTCATTACCTAGATTAGCCATATCCATAGCTAAAAAGCTTTTAGCATTTTCTACAGCTAACTTAGTTCTTTGATCAATATTAGCCATGTCCATAGAAGCCATAGCCGCTGCGTTCTGCATAGCTGCTTGTTGATCAGCACTAAACTTAGTTTGTGTCATTGTCTGCATAAACTGACTATTAGCAATAGCCATCTGTTGATTAGCATCCATTTGCTTCATGTCTAAGTTGCCATTAATCTGAGCATTAAACATAGCTGCTTCTTGTTTATTTGAAAGGTTTGCAAGGCCCATCTGCTGTGCAAGCTGTGCATTGACTTGACCAGCCTGCATCTTCTTTTCATACATCTGAAGCTCAGCAACATTCTGAGCATTCATAGATTCTGCATCTGCTTGGTTTTTAAAAGTTAGGTTAGCTAGTTGAACTTTTTCAGAGGCGCTTAAACGTGCCATCTCTGCATTCTGTCTAAGGTCTTCGTTCTTAGCCATCATGTTTGTATAGACAGTTAGCTCTTGTAATCTAAATTGATTAGCAGCACTAAAGTTAGCAGTATCTGTAGCTGCCTTTTCTGAAAGATTAGCAAGCTCCATTTGCTGTTCATTATTTAAATTAGCTAAGTCCATCTGCTGTGCAAGAGAAACATTAGTCTTTTTAAAGTCTACTAAAGTATTTAGATTAGTAAGACGTTCTTGGTTTACAGCAGTCATTGTATCTCTAGCTGCTGCATTCTTTTCAGTAAGATTAGCTAACTCTACTTGTACTTCAGCAGATAGATTAGCTTTTTCCATGTCTTGCTTTAAATCTGCTTGTCTTACAATACGTTCTACTTGAGCATTATAAGTAGTTAGTTTAGCCTGTTGTTCGGCGGTCATATTCTGTGATGCAGAAGCATTTAAGTACTGAAGGTTTGCAAGATCTGCTTGAGCGCCTACACTTAAAGTAGAGATAGCTGCTTGTTGTTTCTGTGCAGACTCTTGCTGTGCTTTCTGCTGAGCCATCTGTGCGTTAGTTAGTTCTACTTGCTGTGCCTGTTCTGCACTAGTAATAATAGCTTGTTGTTTGAAAGCGCCTTGCTGTAGTTTAATCTCATTAGCCATTTGTGCTGTCTGAGAAGAAGCTGTCTGAGTATTTGCAAGGTTCTGCATACGAATAGTCATTGTATTCTGAGCATTCGCCAAATTAACTTGCTGTTCATTTGAAAGGTTTTGAGCTGCACGTTGCTGAAGAGCCTGTGCATTGCTCTGAGCCATCGGTAAAGCACTCTGTATGATAGCATTAAACAGCGCATCACGGCCTACTGTAGAGGCTGAAAGACCTCTCTGAGCCATTTGCTGTTCAATAGCAGCTACTGCTGGCCTAGCCCATATAGGAGTCTTACCCTCTTCCATGCCTGCTAAAAGCTGTTCCATCTGTGTAGATACAAGTGCTTCAGTAGGTAAAGCAGCTACAGCGGCTACAAGTTCAGGGGCTTCTCCGCTATCTAAAGCAGCTTCAACGCTTGCTGGGTCTTCTGATAACGCTGCACTTACTTCTGCTGGTACATTAGCTACAACGGCTAACATATCTGCTGCTGCTGCGCTACGGGCTGCACCTGTAACTGCTTGCATACCAGCCGCTGCCATTGTAGGAATACCACCGATCTGTGCAGCGTCACCCTGTGGTACAGTACCTGTAATAGCTTGCCGACCTTCAAGATCTACAGAAGGAACAGCACCTAGTTCTTGTGAAATTCGTGTCTTAGCTTCACCTGTCTGAGCTTCTCTTGTAGCAGCTAATAGATATTCTGGTATATCTTCTAGGTTAACACCTTCAGTAGAGATAATATCAAGAAGAGCTTGTTGTTCTCTTTTAGACATTGTTTCAGCAATACGTGTAGCTACTGCTGGATCTTGTGCCTGAATAATTTGAAAGCGTTCATCAGTTTCTATACCTGTTGCATAGTCTTTAGCTTCTGGTCTTGTAGCTGCAACACCTAAAGCAGCCTGTTCAGCAGCTGTATCTCTTTCTGCTGCAATAGCTTCTTGTGTTAGTGCTGTTTGTTCTTCAACCTTTGCAATAGCTTCTGGACTTACTACACCTTTAGCGGCTTCTGTAACCCCTGTGTCACCAGCTTTAGCAGCTTCATAAGTTTGTGCTGTTACTTCTTGTGCAGTAGTGGCTGGCGCTACTTCACCTTCTGTCAATGTGGTTTTAACAGCTTCAACAGCTTTAGGAGCTTCAACGCCAGCAAGCTCACCTATTTGTTGAATATCACCAGCAGCTGTTTGAATACTAGCATCTGTTTTTACCGCTTCTCTAGGGGCTGTTCCTGCGGCTGCTTGAGCTGCTGCCCTATCACGCACTACTTTATCTGCTGCTTGTTTTTCTGCTATAGCTGCTTTTTCTTCTTCTGATGTTTCTGATGCGACCGCTCCTGTTCCTGCTCTTATTGCTGCTCTTTGTTCTGGCGTTAAATTAAATTCCACATTATATTGTTCACTCATATTACTACTTCCTACGTTATTGTTAGCTACACCTGAGTTAAAAGAAACACTGCCTGCTGATTCATTAAATGTATTATTTCCACCTGCATATACAGTACCTGCTGAAATGCCAGAATTATAACCGCCGGAATAAGGACCGGGAGTAGCTGACGAATTAGAGCTTGGGGTTAATGCGCCAGCACCATAGCCGCCAAAAGTATAACTATTTTCACCAGTATTACCTACAAAATCCCCTAGTGCTAGTGAGAAGTTAGGATTAGCTTCTGTATAACCACCTGCCATAGGCCCTGTTCCAGCACCAAGTACTGATGTAGCTGGTGCAGCAGTTACCGTATCTTCTGTAGAGGTAGAAAAAGGAATACCCATAGGGTCTACTTCCTGACCCTTTTTGTTTGTAAGAGTTGCTGTATTAACAATAGCGTTACCAGCTGCGTCTACTTCTTGGCCTTTAGAGTTTGTAACAACACTACTGCTACTACCACCACTAGAGCTATTATTACTTAAATTAGCAGTGGTTGTCGTAGGAACATTAGCAACTGTAGATCTGCTCCAGTCACCTACATTTAAAACTGTAGCTCCTGTAAGAAATCCATCACTTAACTGTCCTCCAAGACCCCAACCTGCTGCCATACTTTATAATCCTTTTAAATAGTTTTTTATTGTATCATCAGCAGAAGCAAATAACTGTGTCACTACCCAAGTCTCAGGTGTCTTAATACCAACTACAATATTATCTTCTTCTGTTAAAAAATAACGATCATTGTTCTTGTACAGCCTGTAAGGTTTTGTTATACTATCTTTTAAGTTTTTAAAGATATGTTTTAAATATACTTCTTCATATTCAATATCAGTTTCAACTGTTAGTATAGGACATAAAATACCATAACTATTATCTTTATATATTATAAACATACTTTTGATTATAGCTTAAAAACATATAAAAAGCTAATCTTTTTTTAAAAGCTTTTGAACAGTATCTGTTTCCCATATTCTTAAACAAGTCCAGATGATAGTAATTAACGCTGCTAAAGGTGGAAGTACCCCAGCTACAGTTCCTAATGTACCGCCGATAGCCAATACATCTACTACTGCTTTAGTTTCTTCTTGCATAGCTGAGGCTTCCTCTTCAGTTTAAAACAATTACCACGGTAACCCACTAGCATTAACCGGATTCTTCTGCAACTCGATATTCGCATCAAAGCTCGCTTCAAGAGCCTCAACGTCCATCGTCGCTTGCACCCAGCCCAGTACCACTTCTTCGGTCAAGTCTTCAAAGGCTACGAAATCTTCGGCAGATTCATCAGGCGTGAATGAGCATGTGCCATAAGATGATGCTGAGTATTCCCCGTCAGTCTTTGAAACTCTCCAGTGTGCAATGGTCACGCCGCCATCAGCGACAGTTCGTTCGAGTTGTGCAATATTCCAGTTCATTTTTGTTTCGCCTTGTTGTTCAAGAATGCAAAAGTCTCCATCAGCTTGTAAGCCTTCGCAACCCATGCGTCATCCCGTGGAGTGTCAGTGTAGTTAGCAAGGACACTAGCCGCCGTGACCAGCGATGTGGCAAAAATGTAAAAATCTAATAGGTAGTCCATTTGTTTATGCTCCTTCTAAGGCTTCGATTCGGGCGGTTAAGGCTTCGATAAGATTCTTTGCATCTTTTAATGCAGACACGAGAAGTGGTGTTAAATCATGAGTTGATAAACCCCATGCGTCTGGATTGCTTTGATCAACAGCCTCTGGCAAAACTTCAAAAACATCTTGCGCCATTAAAAACGGTCGCCTGACTTCTTCTTCATCGGTCTTATATTTACCAATAACAGTTCTCAAAGTTGCAACTTTTTCTAAACCATCTGTGATTGGTTCAATTATATCTTTTAGGCGTTCGTCAGATGTGCTTGACCATGAAGTTGCGCCATAAGCTATATATACACCATTACCAGCATTATTTTGCACAATGTATTGGTTGCTTGTATTAACAGAGGACGACCAATACAAACCATTTGCAGTAGGTAAACGAGTGTAATGTGGGCCAGTTACTAAATTTCCTAAAGTTCCATTGATACTCCAACTTGTAGTGTTTCCCAAATAAATATCGCCGGAAGCGGTAAGCTGCATAAGAGTACTATTTGTTTGCACGGCCCCTGCACTTGCACTTGCAGCAGTGTCCCAATAGTGTGCTCCAGCGTTTTGATAATACTTAGAGCCTACTCCAGTGTTTCGTGCGATATAAGAAGATCCGTTCAAGTAACTGTTGTCGCTCATTGCTACGAGCGTGTTACCTGACCTAGTTCCCCAAAACGATCCAGCAGAGCCTACATCCAATCCTAGATAGTTAGATCCCCACGCACTAGGAACCGCGCCCACACCCAAATTGCCGCTGGCGTCAATTCGCATGCGTTCTGTTGCGCCAGTAGAGCCGTCAATGCCAAAGGTTAAAGAACCTGTACTATCTAAACCAATCTGCGAAGCCATTATGCCTGTGTGGAAAAGCGTAATAGCTGGTTCAGACGCGCTTTGTATGTGTAGGTTTGTAGCAGGACTACTCGTACCAATACCCACATTTCCATTGCCAGTAACTTCAAAAATGCTTGTGCCTTCATTGTTTGAAGTAATCTTCAATGGCCTGTTACCCGCAGTATTCCAGCGGGTATCTATCCACAAACCGCCGCCAGCATCACTGCCATTAAAGTTTTTAATCTTAGCCGCAAAAGCAGCAGCAGTATCATAAACATCGAGCTGGTATGAAGGGTTAACACCAATACCCACGTCATCACTAAACGTCGCCGCTCCTGCGCTATCAATTGTAATTGCTGTAACAGTAGAATTATCTATAATCCCCGGAGTACTCGAAAGTTCTATGGGTACTTTTGTATTTGGCATTTGTTATGCTCCTTTTAAGAGGCTGTGTAGCCATTGCCTGCGCTGATAGCTGCTTCAACTGCGGTCATGTCTTCGTCGCCCCAATCTTCTTTGGCTACCATCAGTTCAAGGTGCTGTACGTTTCTATCTACACAGCCTTGACGATCTTCAGCAGATTCATCGGACATAGAGTCTCCTGCGATTACATCTGTGATAAGAGCTATGGAGTCACCCATTGCTGAGTAGTCTTGTGCTAGTTGTTCTGCTGTTCGGGCTTCCATATTATTTTCCTTCTAAGGTTTCAATGCGAGCAAGTGCTGCGTCAAGTTGTGTTGAAAGTTGTTTTATGGCGTTTAGCATATGCCACATAATATCATCAGTGATGACAGTCTTTATTCCTGTGCTTTCTTCTTTAACGCAGTCTGGACACACCTCTTCAAGCTCTTGTGCTATGACACCTAACTGAACACCTGTTATTGCAATAGCAGTGGTAGGATCAAGTTCAGTAACCTCATCCTCTACGCGGTATTCAAAGTTACGAACCCTAATTGCATTTATAAGCTCAAGACCTTCAGTATTGTCCACAATGTTCTTTTTAAGTCTTCTGTCAGATACTTGCGTCCATGCGGTAGCATTATTACCTTGATAAGTACCACCACCATTAGGGTCTATAAAGGCTGTATTATTACCTTTACCTATTACAGCACCACCACCTCTTGTACCCAAAACAATTTCCTGAGCAATGCCTCCACTACTGGGGCGACAAGTAGGGCCGACATAAATGTTCCAATTACCTGCTGTTAAAGTATCACCTGCACTTGAACCAACTGCTGTATTGCCAGTGCCTGTGGTGTTTGCTCTCAGAGCATCATTACCAACTGCTGTGTTGTTAGATGCTGTGTTAGACAATAAGGCTTCTGCACCAACTGCTGTGTTAGCTGTTCCTGTAATATTAGCACTTAAAGTTGCATAACCAAGGCCAGTATTGTCATCTGCTGTAGTGTTAACATCTAAAGTGTAAGCTCCTAAAGCTACGTTTCTAGTGCCTGTGGTGTTTGCTCCTAAAGATGAATAACCAACGGCTGTGTTGTTAGATGCTGTGGTGTTGTCTTGTAAAGCCCACTGCCCTATAGCCGTGTTGTACCCCCCAGTAGTGTTAAAGAACAAAGCCTCTCTACCATGAGCAACATTATAAATACCTGTGGTGTTGTAGTACATGGCTTGCATACCCACAGCAGTATTAGAATCTCCTGTGGTGTTTGATGTTAAAGCCTCAAAGCCAATAGCAGTGCTATATAAAGCAGTTGTATTTGCGTCTAAAGCGTTACCACCAACTGCTACGTTTGAGTGGCCTGTGGAGTTTGACAGTAAAGCAAAATGACCAACGGCGGTGTTGTTAGAGGCTGTAGTATTGTTACCTAAAGCTGCTCTACCCAATCCTGTATTATTGCTTCCAGTAGTATTAGCATTAAGAGCACCCTTACCTACCCCTGTATTTGGCCCGCCAGTGGTGTTAGCACTCAAAGCATCAAAGCCAACTGCAACATTATCACTTGAAGTAGTAATCGCATCACCCGCAAGACCACCGATGAGGGTGTTGTTTGTGCCTGTGGTTACTGATAATCCTGCGTTAGTTCCTACAGCCGTGTTGTAAACATCAGTAGCTGAAGTGAAGTTCTGAAGAGCTAAAGCGTTGAGACCTATTGCAACTGATTTACTACCCTTTGTATCAGCACCCAAAGCGTCTGTACCTACCGCAACATTTCTGGTCCCTTCAGTTAGCGAATCACCTGCAATACCGCCAATGAGGGTGTTTTGGATGCCTGTGGTTACTCCACTGCCTGCGGCAAAGCCTACTGCGGTATTGTAAGCATCAGTATCAGTATTGTTCATTGCTGCTAAAGCGCCAGAACCTACGGCAGTACAAGCCCGACTAGACACGTCTGAACCCATTGCATTGTTACCTACCGCAACATTATTGTACCCAACGGTATGAGAATCACCAGACCAAGTGCCTATGAACGTGTTAAATATACCTGTTGTAATTGCTTTACCAGCATCAAAACCAATGGCTGTGTTAGCATCACCAGTAGTAATCGCAGTACCAGCTTCATCGCCTACGAGAACATTATAATTACCACCCGCTATAATGCTGTTACCTGCGTTGACACCTAATGTTAAGTTGCTGGTGCCTAATGTTGAGGTATCTATTAGCCCCTTACTTACTTTAGTTAAAGCCATTTGTTATACTCCTTCTAGTGCTTCGATACGGGCGGTGAGTGCTTCAATCTTAGCAATTGCTTCCTGTAGTGCTGCTGTCAACAAAGGCACCAGCTTGCTTTGGTCGATGCCCTGATAATCAGGAACTGAGCGCGTACCCATAACGGCTGCTACGGCTTCTGTGATTGTGTTGCCATCTTCATCTGTGACTCCTTCGACTGCTGGAGTGACTTCGTACTCTTCATCACGCATTGCGTCTTTAGTGCCTGTCGCACACTCTGGAACAACTACCTGCGCTTCATGTGCAAAGAAACCATCTGTTCTTGAGCCGTCTGCCTTCCACGCAAAGTTAATTGGACGCAGGGCTTTGACGCGCTCTGTAGCACCTGTCATTGGTACGTCATCTTCTTTTAGGCGGTAGTCTGATGAGGTGTTGTAGGCTGTTGCTGAACCGCTTGTGGATATTGAGCCTGCGAAGCCGTTAGGATTGTAAAACAAAACTAGATTATCGCCTCCGGTATATGGGCTAGATAAGCGCAACTCAGTTTCAATACTTGAAACACGGATTATTCCAACTCCCGGAACAGTAGTGGCAGGCGCAGAAGCACAGTTCACCAAAAGATTCCCGCTGGCGTCGAGCGTCATAGAGGGGCTATTGTCGCTTTTAAAAAATTGACTTTGACCGTCATTACGCACAATAAATTTAGTGGCCAAAGAGCTGTTTGTAGCTTCAAATGCGTAATTAGAAGACCCTGCATCAACGCCAGCTACTGCTAAGCGAACGACACTGCTTGCAGCTCTCCCAATACCCACATTCCCGCTGGCCCCGTCGATTCGCATGCGTTCTGTGCCGTTTGTAACAAATCTTTGTGGTATGGAGGTTGATGTGCCTAGCCATCCCCCGTCAGAAGATACAGCAAACTCTGCCTCATGCACCCCACCACTAACAACGTAAGAAGCATTAGAAGCGTCTTCAAGTTTTACTACTTTATTAAATCCTGCGACTGAAGTAGCTGAACTCGTACCAATACCCAAATTCCCGCTGGCGTTGATCGTCAAAGCTGTACTATTATTGCCCGTGCGAAGCTCTAACGAGTCATCTATCATGTTTGCAACAATAGCTTGTCGAATAGCGTCAGTTGCAGTTCCAAACCCTATAAACCCAGTGCTTGCTGACCCAGATACAATGTTAAGTATAGTGCCGTCGGCTGATGTTCCGTTGTTTTGGAAAACAGCCACAACATTTGCGTTGAATGTTGGCGTTCCTTCACCGGCACCGTCTGGGCCATAAACATGCAATGGTCTTGAAGGGCTACCACCAATACCCACATCACCACTAAACGTCCCCACTCCACCAACATCCAATGTCCCAGCGATAGCAATATTAGTATCTAGCTTCGCAGACGTTATAGTCCCATCAACAGGGACATTAATCTCTGTCTGATTCATTGTCATAACTTCGACTGCTGTACCAGTTGGCGGGGCTGTCGAAAATGTTAAAGTAGTTCCAGAAACACTATAGTTAGCCTTGCTCTGATAAACACCATCAATAAAGACCTGTGTATTATTTTCATTAACAGGAACTATAGAAAGCTCTAAAGAATCAGTAGCACCATCGCCTGTCATTGAATCAATATTTAAGTTAGTACCAGACACAGCACCAGCAATGCTATAGATAACAATCTCACGAGTATTAACCGGGGCTACACTGAATGTCAGAGTAGTAATGCCTGAAGCAGTTGCAATGCTATAAGAACTTTGTTGCTGGAAAACACCAGCTATAAAGACCATCAGGTTATCTTCAGAGTTGATTACCTGCGATAAAGCATAATCAGTTGTAGCGCCATCGCCCGTAAAGGTATCAGTCGTAAAAGTATTACTACCGCCTCCACCGCCAATTGAACCCCATTCGCTGTTCTGATAACCCTCAAACTGTTCATTAGTAGAGTTATAACGGAACATACCGTTAACCGGAGAGCCATCTCTTTCACCTGTTGTACCTGCTGGAACCTTTACAGAGCCTGTGCCTGTCATGGTCATGTTAACAAAGGTTGGGCTATCTGTAGTTGCAACGCCTTGATCAAGAGCTTTAACGGCTGTAATATCTGTAAGCTCGCTGTCCATTAAAGCTCCAGCGGCTGTAACATTTGCTGTATCTGTTACGTCTGCTAAGGCTTCGATGCCGTCTAGTTTAGTATGATCGGCATCTGTGAAAACATTAGAATCTGTAGCAGCTTCGACAGCAGCACGAATCTCAGCATCTGTCTGATCAGCAGTAGCATTATCCTCAATACCATTTAACTTAGTATGATCGGCATCTGTAAAGACATTAGAATCTGTAGCAGCTTCAACAAGCGCCCTAATCTCAGCAGCAGTTTGGTCAGCAGTAGCGCCTGCTTCAATACTGTCTAACTTAGTACCGTCTGTAGCAACATCACGACCATCAACTGTTCCACCTACAGTAATATTACCTGTAGCGCCTACTGTAGTGAATGAACCTGCCGCAGCAGTAACTCCACCAATAACTGCACCGTCAATTGTACCTCCATCAATGTCAGGACTAGTCAGTGCCTTGTTTGTTAGAGTCTGAGTACCTGTAAGAGTTGTTACAGTGCTATCAATACTATGTGTTACAGTTCCAGCAGTCACTACACTTGTAATGCCTGTACCACCAGTAAAGGTAATAGTCTCTGAATCTAGATCAATAGAATCTGTACCTGTATCACCAACAATATCTAGGTCTTGCGCTGTTACCTGTGAATCTACATAAGCTTTTACACTCTGTTGAGTAGGTACAAGTGTTGCTGAGTTAGATACCATGTTATCTTCATCAACCCAAGCAGTAACAGTTATTGCACCGTCATTAAGGCTTCCGAAAGTTAAGTCAGTAATAGTTGTAGCAGCAATTGTACCACCTTCAACTTTATCACCGCTTATTTGATTATCAGCTAAAGTTAAGGTGCCTGCTGAAACATCAAAAGTTTTACCTACTCCTACAGTAATGTCAGCTTCGTCTATAGTGCCACCATTAATATCAGGACTAGTAATTGTTTTGTTTGTTAAGGTCTGTGTACCTGTTAATGTAGCTACAGTGCTATCAATATTGTGTGTCACAACGCCTGTAGTAACTACACTTGTGATACCTGTGCCGCCTGTAAAAGTAATAGTTTCAGAATCTAAATCAATAGAATCTGTTCCAGTATCACCTACAATATCTAAATCTTGAGCAGTTACTTGAGCATCTATATAAGCTTTTACAGATTGTTGAGTTACAAGAGCAGTAGCACTGTTAGAAACAAGATCATCTTCATCTAAGATTGTTGTTACAGTAGAGCCGCTTGTAAGTACTAAGCTATCAATATTTGCAGTACCATCAATAAAAATATCTTTAAATTGTAAGGATGCAGTACCTAAATCAATATCATTAGTTGTTACAGGAACTATTCCACCATCTTGAATTCTAATCTGCTCTACAGCACCTGCACCAACTTGTACAAAGACACCCCAACGGTTGTTAGTACTATCAACTACAATTTTATTAAAGAAATCAAGATCACCAATAGTATGGATATTACCGCCTTGAGCAGAAGACCCATCGTGTCTATGGCCTGTCGCACCAACATCAACAGCAGAATAAGCAAAGGTATTAATTAACTGATTATATTCGTTGTTAAAAAGAGAGGCTGTAATAGTATCCCCATCAGCGAAGGTGCTTTGCCTAGTATATGATTGTGCCATGTTTTTTTATCTCCTACCTGCGGGTACGTAATCAATGTAAAAACCATTGATCGAGTATGGGGATGATTGATCATCACTTGTAATTTTAAAACTGCATGTATTACCGCTACCTTCTACCGGCTGCCTAACCATAGGATCATTAGTAGCTCCAAAAGTAGCAGCGTCAAAAATAGCAATACCAAATGTAGCCGGGGCTGGTACTGTATCTAAAATATAATCAGGCGGCTGAGTTACTTGGGGATCTTCGTAGTCATATCGAACTCTTAAAGTAGGTTGTATTACACCTTCAGGACTGAAAGAAATTCTAGCGTATTTTAAAGTCTTTCTAGTTCCGATGTCCCCGAAATCATAATTAGGTGTCTGGTAAAGAGCACTAATATTTGCACCATTAAAAGAAATACCTTCATCGTGAACATAAACATAACCATTTCTATCACCATGATAAGTATATTCAATGCTTTCTGAATCGTAAGCAGATTGCAAACCTCTTGCTTGAATACCTAAAGTTTCAGACCACTCAAATCCATTAGGCGTTAAAGTACCTATAATGCCTCTTGAGGTAACTGTACTTTCGGTAGCTTGCGAATAAAATAACCTATACTGTGATTTTTTTCTTAGGACAGTACTTGTAATAATATAAGAATCAATAGAAGAAGCGATGTCACCGATAATGCTTTGTATTTGCCGACTAACAGAACTTAACTCAACGTCAGCAATTCTAGTTGTACCAGCAATAGT